GAGCTCTTTAATAGCTTCCATGACATTATCTCCAGTCATGCCGATATTGGAAAAATGATGAATGGCACGACAGATAATTTTAATTGTAGGAGGTTTAATGGTATAAACCATCCCTCCTATCTCCACATTCATGAAATCCAGCCCTAACAAAGCATCAGAAACCGTTTTTGCTGCTTGATTCATATTCTTAAACTAAAAGGGGGAATGGTATATATCCATCCCCCGGTTATCACTCTTGTGCTTTTACCAATGTTATCTCTTTTTTAAGAGTGGTATCAACTTCAGAAGGAGTGGTTTTAATATCTCCTGACTGAGTGACGTACCCCACTTTCGACACTTCATAGTGAACGGTAGCCCCAGCATTCACCTGCTTTGACTTGACCGTTGCACCGTCCAGCTTTACGGTCGCATCGGAAGGAGTAGGTACAATGGTTACTGTAGTTCATGCCTGCAAAGCTTTAATCTGCCCTT